GAGGAGGAGTACCTTCTCACCATGCATCGCCACCTGCAACAAGGCACCCTCCAATTCTCTTTTGCCAGCGAGGGTGAGGCCCGCCTCGTAGCCCGCCTCCTGGGTGTCATAGAAGCGGAGTGCGATAAACTCCTTACCGTCACACGGGAGAAAGACTGATGGACCACCTCGATGTCATCGCTGCCATATGGGCAGTCAACGAATACCCCCACAAGCCATGGCACCTTCTCTCCGAGGAGGAGAAAGGGTGGTGGCGGCAGGATACCGCCGCTGTTCTCGCTGCCCTCAAGGCTGCCGGTTACCATCTCATCAAGGAGGAACCCCATGAACCAGTATAGCTACGAGCAGTACTGTCGGGAGACCGACGCCCATCGCGAGCAATGCTCCGCCCTCCACTGCTACGAGCGCATCGAGAAGGCCCAGGCCAAAGCCAAGAAGGAGATCCTTGCCATCTTGGTGACGCTGCGCGAAGCCATCCTTGACGAGGCGCAGGAGCGGATGGTACTCCACCTCGCCGATGACAAGTCCCCCGAGGACATCATCCACGACCTCGTCCACGAGGAACTCTGGGAAGTCGTCAACCGCATCAAGGAGGAGGCCGGCCTATGACCAGAACATTCCGAACGCTGCAAGCCATGCGGAAGATGCGTATCGAATATATCGATGACGCCATCGATGACATCATCCGCATCCGCGCCCACAACGAGAAGATGCTTGCCCACTCCGTGGACCTGGAGCGCATGATCGCATTTGGCGTGGCCAACAAAGAGGATCTCCTAGAAGTGGTACGAGCCATGCGCGAGGAGGATGGGCGATGAGCGAAATGACCGAAGCGACTTGGAGAAAAGGCAAACAAGTTCTTCGCGGGCGATGGTGTTGGCACGAGCGTAGCGAAAGCTTTACTGTCGAGATTGATAAGCGGGACGCTTTCACGGGAGCGGCTACGAGAAGCTTCATGGTTGTGGGCAAAACCCCCGAATGGTACGGGTGGAAGCTAATGAGGGATGAGGAGGAGGCCAAGCCATGAGCGAGGACGCATTTATTGATCATATCCTGTCGTTGAAAACGCAGGTGTCTGGCTATGGACAGGAGGTGGATCGCCTTTGCGGCGAGATCGCCAAGCGCGACGCTGAGATCGAGCGCCTCCGCGCCGACCGACGCGAGCGCATCGCGACTGCGTGTCTCGCGGGTATTCTCGCGAACTACGAAAACTCAAACGGAACCTTCAATGGATGCGCGTATGACGCGGTCATGTTCGCCGACGCGCTCATCGCTCGGCTCAACAAGGAGGCCAAGCCATGAGCGACGTTTACTATGAATTCGGGGTCTATGTTCTGCGCGACAGCGAGAACGCAGGACCGACTGGCGCGGAGATGAGGATGGCGGAGGAGATCAAGCGCCTCCGATACATGCTCAAGAGGATGGAGGATATGGGGGTAGATAATGTTTGGAAAGCCCGCTCTGAAGTAGCTTTTGAATTGGAGGAACTGCGCGCCGAAAACGAGCGTCTCCGCGCCCGAGTGATTGCCGCTCTGGAGGCCAAGCCATGACGCTCTTTACCGCCAGCGGCAGCCTGCCACGTCATCAATACGTTTCGGTCTGCGGTGCCTTCATCGGCTTCGGTGCCGACGAATGGTTCCCTGCGGTCTGGTTCGGCCTGCACAGCCATCCTGGCCGCGCATGGGGCTGCACGGTGCTGCTAGAGTCCGGCGCGGTCTACCGAGACCTTCCGCCCCACGCGCTGGCGTTCTGCAGCGACCCCGATCCGTGGACGATCAAGGACGCGCAGGAATGGGACTGCTACGGTTCGCAGTTCTCGCTCCACACCTACGACTACCTCGACGGCCTCGGCGCGATGGTGCGCGCGGCTGACGCCGAGCTGGGCGCGGAGTACCTGTTCACGGCCATTCCTGTCGGGGACGCCTACACACACGCGCCGGCTCAGGCAAAGGAGTTCATGTTCTTGCGAACCGATGGCGGTCGCCTGACCATCCAGCCAACCAACCGCGTCCTGTTCCGCGACAAGTCATTCACGACCGTGCCGCGATGGCTGCCGCTGCGGCGGTCGGAACAGATCTACTCGTGCGAGTAGCGGTCGCGCGCTGAAGGAGGCCACGCCATGAGCGACGTTTACGAAATCATAGAGAAGCTATCTCGCGAAGTGTGCGAGCTTCATGCCGACAACCAGCGCCTCCGAGCCCGCGTGGCGGTGCTGGAGCGCGTCCGCGCAGCAGCAGACGATTTTTTCGCTTACGAGCGCAGTTGGTATTGGGGAGAGAAATTCAAAGCCCTGCTCGCTGCCCTGAAGGAGGCCAAGCCATGAGGACCACTCTAAACCAGATCCGCGCGCACAGCCCCTGCCAAGACGGCTGGACAAAGCTGCTGCGCGGCTTAGGGAAAACCGCAGCCGACGACGAGATCATCTGGATCGATCAGGTTCTCGACCACAACGGCCTCGACGACGCCCTTTGGTGCCTGCGCGCCGTCGAAAACTGCGACCGCGAGATCAGGCTCTACGCTGTCTGGTGCGCGCGGCGGGTCCAGCATCTGATGACCGATCCTCGGAGCGTCGCCGCTCTCGATGTCGCGGAGCGTCATGCGCGTGGTGGGGCGAGCGACGAGGAGTTGGCGGCAGCGGCGAAGGCGGCGGCGGCGGCGGCGAAGACGGCGGAGGCGGCGAGTTGGGCGGCGAGGTGGGCGGCGGCGGCGGCGAGGTGGGCGGCGGCGGCCCGCGACACCGAGCGCGCCGCTCAAGCCGAGGAACTGCGTCGAATGTGCAGCGAGATGAGGGAGGCCAAGCCATGAGCGACGACACTCCCAAGCTAGCCGAGATCCGTGAGCGGCATAAAAAGGATGCACGATGGCATTGCGGCCCATCGATGATCTGCCCTCAAGCTCACGACGACCGTGCGTTTCTGCTGAACGAGATCACCCGCTTCCGCGCCGGTCTCCAAAAGATCGTGGATGCCGACGGCTTCTGGGATGCACCCTCCCTGGCTCGCGACCTCCTCGAAGGAAAGGACGTAACATGACACACCAGGTTCCCCCGCGGGTGCGCCAAGAGAAAGCCATGTTCGCCGCAGCCAAGGCCAACTACAAGGGAGTCTTCCCCGACGTTGACCCCCTCATCCAGCAACTCGGTGCCATCCTTGCCGACGACGCCGGCTTCCTGCTTGACACCTGCAGGCGCGCCGGTATACACCGTCAAACCCTCCGCAAGTGGCTACGCGGGGATCGCACACCCAACCTCCTTGACTTCCACTCTGTCCTGCTGGTAGCAGGATACACTCTCCGCATAGAAAGGAATGAGACATGATCGAGATCCAGAACAACCTGCCCATCCCCCCGCGCCGGGGCCGCCCCATCAAGTACCCTCTTGACCTCATGCAGGTGGGCGACTCCTTCTTCGTAGCAACCCAGGTGCGCTCCACCCTTAGCAACTCCATCAATCGGTGCCGCAAGAAGCTGGGCTCCAGTTTCACGGTGCGCACCGTCGAGGAGAACGGCGTCCGTGGCCTGCGGGTGTGGCGCGTGGCCTAATGTGGGATGAGCGCTTCCTCGCCCTTGCCCACCACATCTCCACGTGGAGCAAGGACCCCAGCACCAAGGTTGGCGCAGTCCTCGTGGGCACCGACAAGCGGCAGGTGGCCCTGGGGTACAACGGGTTCCCCGGGGGCGTACTCGACTCCGCCTCCCGCCTCAACGACCGGGACATCAAGCTGCGCTACACCATCCACGCCGAGCGCAACGTGCTTGACAACGCACACTTCCCCACGCAAGGTGCCACCCTCTACGTCACCCACCCGCCCTGCTGCAACTGCGCTCTCTCCATCATCTCGAAAGGAATCCACCGTGTGGTATCATCTCCAATGTCTTCCGAGTTTGCTTCGCGATGGGGCGCGGAAGCTTTCCTCTCACGTGACCTCTTTCGCGAGGCGGGCGTGGTATGTAACTTCTGACGAACTCATCCCGTGGGCGGCGGCCATCCTCATCGTCGTCTCCCTCGGCGCTTCCCTCGTCCTCCCCGTCCTCGCTGGTGTGTGGCTATGGCAGCAGATTACAAACTGAAGACCCCCCTCGGCCCGCACCCCGCCGGCACCCCCATAAAAGTTGTTGACCCCCACGGTTACGACCTGCTAGGTAGCATCTACGACATCATCCTCCCGGATGGGTCGTCCTCTTGGGCCTACGATTATGAAATAGATTGGAGCCAGACATGCCATCCTTCCTCAACCACCCAAACCAGAAGCGAGTGAAGCTTCTCCTCCTCGGTGACCCCGGGGCAGGGAAGACCGGACTCATGGCCACCTTGGCCAACAAGGACTACAAGGTCCGCATCCTCGACCTCGACAACAACCTCGCCATCCTCAACGCCTACCTGCAGGAGGGCAAGGGTAGCAACGTCTCCTACTACAGCATCCCCGCCAAGGACCCCGACTCGTGGAAGAAGTCCATTGCCCTTACCACCCAATGGAAGCTTCCTGAGGAGGACCTCGGTGATCTCACCACGTGGGATAGCAACACCGTGCTCGTCGTCGACAGTGCCACCTTCTGGAACGATACCTGCATGTCGCAGGTCCTCAAGGAGAACGGCATCTCCGACGACAAGGCGGGCTTCGACCAGTCGATGTGGGGCGTGATGAACAAGCGCTTCGAGAACCAGGTTGCGCGCCTCACCAGCGACCGCTACAACTTCCACCTCATCCTCATCGCCCACATCCGCCTCATCGAGAACAAGAAGACCGGCGGTCTCATGCGCGCCTTCCCCTCCTTCTTGGGGCAGCAGCTTCCCAACGTCGTCGCGCGCTACATGAACAACGTGTGGCTCGCCTCGCGAAAAGATGGAAAGCCGGTCTTGCACACGCAGACCACTCGTGATATGGGTTACCTGAAATGCAGCGCACCCCACCGGGTGCAGGCAGAGGCACCATTCGATCTGGGTGCCATCTTCAAGCAGATCGAATCGTAAAGGAGAATCGAAAATGGACTTTTGGAACACGACCCCCGGCGACATCGAGGACATCCGCGACATCCCGCCGGGCAAGTACCTGGCCTACGTCTCGGGCTACCAGATTGACGCCGCCGAGGACAAGCCCTACGTCGTCCTCGAATTCAAGGTGTCCT